CTGTCAGTTCGCCCGGATGGATGACACCTAACGAGGTTCGTGTACTTGAAAACTTGAATCCAATTGCAGACGCAGATACAATCTACAATCCTGCAATGAACAATATAACGCCGGACGCAGCGCCGGATAACTCCACAGACAACAATGACAACACAGGAACAGCGCAAACAGGCGAATAATACCGAACTGCGTTCATGTGTGGGCGCTTTTGAGTTAAGGCAATCTGAAAGCGGAAAAGATACCGTTTTTGGGTATGCCTTGAAATTTGGCGTGCCTTATGATATGGGTTGGTTCACAGAAGAGATACAACGCGGCGCTTTGGATGGCGCTGACCTGTCTGATGTGCGCATCCTATTTAATCACGATCAAAACTTAATCTTAGGAAGGACCAAAGCCGGAACCGCCAAAGTAGGCATTGATGAAATTGGAATGTGGTACATGGCCGAACTTCCTGACAGCCCGACCGGACAAAACGTAAAAGAAGCATTGAGGCGCGGAGATGTTGACCAAAGTTCATGGGCCTTCTCAATTTCAACCGATGAATCAGGCCGCTCCAAAGGCGACAAGTGGACAAACAAAGACGGCAAAGATTACCGCGTCATTACTTCCGTTCGCGCTGTTTATGACGCATCACCCGTGACCTATCCGGCCAATCCTGATACAACAGCCGCGAAGCGCTCAAAGGAAGTCAGGGGCGAAGATTACGGCGAAGAGATGGAGCCGAAAGCGCAAATGATTGACGTGCTGACTGAGTTAATCGGAGAACTGAATGAGATGGTAGGAAAGTACAAAGAGTGTGCCGACAAACTGACAATGATAGCATCCGTTAATCCTGAACTGTCTGCAATTGCCACAGATACGGCGGCAATGGTGGTACAAAAGCATGACGACGCTGTTTCATTCATCAACGAAATTGCAGTCACAATTACAAGAGTAAACACGCCGGACGTTCAAACGAACAGCGCCGGACTTGACGCTACATATCAACTGCTAATCCGCGCACTTGACCGGAAGGCAGATATTTTCAACCAAAAATAAATCAACATGGTTACTGGAATCCAGTCACTCTACGATTCACGGGCGCGGATAGTCGAACAGATGAAATCCGTTGCGCTGAATGCAGCCAAAGAAGGCCGCGCAATGTCCGCTGAAGAAAATCAAACGTGGTCTAAAATGGAGGCTGATGAAGCCGCATTGACCGCCACCATTCAGGCGAACGAAAAGGCCGAACAACTTGAAGCCCGCGCAGCAGCACAGCACTTCGCCGGACGCGAAAATACCAATCCGAATGCCGACAAAGGCGCGGAAATGGATTACCGTGCCGCGTACACAAAATTCCTGCGAGGTGGAAACTCCAACCTGACCAACGAAGAGCGCAATATTCTTCGCAAAGAGGCTGAAAAACGCGGCACTTCCAATCAGGTAGTCGGAACCGACAGCCTCGGCGGTTACCTTGTTCCTGACTTGTGGCAGCCGGAAATCGAACGCGCAATGTTGGACTACTCCGGCATCCTTCAAGCTTGCCGTATCCTTCGCACCGAAGGCGGACAAACGCTGTATTGGCCAACTGAAGACGACACGACAACCAAAGCGGTAAAGGTCGGCGAGGCTTCGCAGTTCACGGTTCAAGACCTGACCTTTGGAACAAAGCAGCTTGATGCGTACAAGTACGGTTCCCTGATGAAAGTTTCCTACGAACTCCTGCAAGACAACGCCTACAACGTGGAGGCAGAAATGCGTGCAGCGTTCGGCCCTCGTTTCGGTCGTATCCTGAATCAGGAATGCACCGTTGGGGATGGCTCAGGCGACCCGAATGGCGTGGTTACCGCGTCAACGCTCGGCAAAACAGCTGCATCCGCAACAGCCGTAACGGTCGGTGAAATCATTGACCTGAAACACAGCATTGACCCTGCGTACCGCAACAGCCCGAACTTCGGTTTCATGTTCAATGACGCGGTACTTGCGTACCTGAAAAAGTTGCAAGTTGGCACGTCCGACGCTCGCCCGCTTTGGCAACCTTCCTACGCTGCCGGACAGCCTGACACAATCGACGGGAGCCGCTACTGGATTAATCAGGACATGGACAGCAGCATCAACGCATCGTCCAAGCTGATTCTGTGCGGTGACTTCAACAAGTACATCGTGCGCATTGCTCAGGACATGATTATTGCCCGTCGCGACGAACTGTACAGCGAATACGGCCTTGTTGGGTTTCAGGCATGGATGCGCATTGATGGCGAACTGATTAACACAGCCGCCGTTAAACACCTGATAACAGCCGCTTCTTAAGCATGAAAATCAGGATTCTTGAATCACTTGTAGGCAATGACCCGAATGGCGGCCCGTCTTTCAGTTACGGCAAAGGTGCAGAAGTGGACGCGCCGGAAAATCGTGCTAAAGAATTGGTACGCTCAGGTCTTGCGGTATCGCTTGAATCTGAAAAGATTGAACGCGCTACATCGCCAACAGTCAACAAGGAAATCAGACGAAAATGACCAATGATGCACAGGAATTAGATTTACGCCCCGGTTATGTGGCAATGAAGTGGTATCGTTCGCGGACAATACCTTTCACCGTGACCGCCGTAGATTCAGCCGGAACAGCAATTAACCTGACAGGTGCATCCGCATCCATGCAGATTAAAAACGCGTCCGGTACTGTGCTGATGACACTTTCGACTACAACAGGACAAGGCATTGTACTGACTAACGCAGCTTCCGGGATAATGACAATTAGCCCGGAAGCCGTTGGTACAAGTGTTTTGCCTTTGGACAACGTACTTTCAATGGATCTGAAAGTAACACTTGCAACAGGTGTTGTATATGTGTTCTTTCGCGGGCATATCACGTTAATTGACAAAATAACTGCGTAATGTCAGATATTCAAGTAACATTATCGCCCGCAAATATTACCGTTCAGTTTCCGGTCAGTCAGCCCGGCGCGGGAGTGCCTGAAGGCGGCGCAGCCGGACAGATAATCGTGAAAGATTCATCAGTTGACTTTCATACATCATGGCGAACTTTGGCGCAATTCCTCAATAATTACAGCCACACCATGCCCGAATACGACAGCGATGAATCAGCAGTCACAGGCGGCCTAACGGTCGGTGACTTCTACATAACAGCAGCAAATCACGTTGCACTCCCTGGAGGGGTACTAAAACGACTACAATAACACCATGAAACGGAGGCTTTTACTTTTCTTCATTCTTTTCAGTTCCTTTGCCTTTGGGCAAAATAACATATATCGTTCCGGTGGCATCACGCAAACCATTGGATCGCCTACATTCACGCCCGGCGCTTCCGGCAATGTGGTGGCAATTGATACGGTCACCGGTGAATGGTACGTCAATCCAAACAGACTATCCGGCGCTTCATGGATTTCAGCAGGTTACCGACTGACAAATATATCAGGCTCTGTGCCACCTGCATACACACCAACAGCGCACCAATCGCACTTTGTCGTTAATGCCGCCAATCAGCTGTATTATTGGAATGGTTCCGCGTGGCAGAGTGTTGGCGGCGGTGGCGGCTCCACAGACGCATTACGTTTAAAATTCATCGTAGTAAACAAATCAGGCGGCACAATCAATAAGGGTGAGGTTGTGTACGTTTCAGGCGCTCAGGGCAATCGGGTTGCTGTAAAAAAGGCGCTCGCATCGCAAGATAGCCTAAGCGCCAACACGCTTGGCGTGATGGATGAAACGGTTGCAAATAACGGCGAAGGGTACTGCGTTGCCGAAGGCCTTGTTTCAGGAATCAACACATCTGCATTCACCGAAGGCGCGGCGCTCTATTTGTCACCGACAACAGCCGGCGGAATTACGCAAACCAAAACCACAGCGCCCGATCATTTGGTGTTAATCGGATACTGCGTAAAGAGTAATAATGCAAGCGGTGAAATATCCGTGCATATTCAAAACGGCTACGAATTAGGCGAACTGCATGACGTGTATGTGCCAACACCCGCCAACGGACAGGTACTAACCTACAATACCGCCAATACACGTTGGCAGGCCGCAACAGTCGCAGACCAAAGCGCAACGAACGAACTGCAAACAATAGACACATTTTCCCTGTCAGGTCAGACGCTATCTGCATCACTATCATCAGACGCACAGCCCGCTAAAACCGTCACACTTCCAGTCACAAACGTCACCGCAGGCACAGGAATATCAGTCAGCAGCACAACAGGTAACTACACGGTCACGAATAGCGCACCCGACCAAACAGTCAGCATTGCAAACGGTGGGGGTATAGGCGTAACGGGTGGTTATCCATCATTCACATTGACGGCAACAGACCAATCAATAACGAATGAAATACAGCGGTTAGATACCTTTAGCCTGTCCGGCCAAACATTACGCGCATCACTATTAAATGATGGTGTGGCGGCATCGTCTGTCACGCTGCCAATTGTGGATGTGGTGGCAGGCACGAATGTGACAGTCAGCAAATCGAA